TCTTTAATTGTAGCTTCTACTTCTAACTCTAAAGCTTTCTCCCAAGAGTCTTCAAGTAAATGTTCTGCATCTTCTTCAGTAAGTTCTACACCATCTTCTAATTCATAATCTACAAGACCTTTTTCTTTTAAGAACTCAAGAGTCTGTTTATTATTTACATTAGTTACTGGTTCTTTTTTACCTGAAGAAGTTTTATCTTCTTCCTCATCTTCAGTTTGAACTTTAGGGGCATCTTTTTCAAAAGCTTTAAACTGATCATCAATCAATTCTTGTTCTTTTTTTTCCTCCTCTTCTTTTGCAAGATCTTCTTCTGTTTTAACATCATCTTTTAATGCTACATCTACTGCATCAACTTCTAGATTAGTTTCTCCAAAAAAATCATGTTGTTGTGATGAATCATCCCATCCTGCAAATTGGTCAATGGTTTTCTCTGTTCCACTCATAATTGTGACAAATTTAAGTTTAATTATTTAATTAATTACATATTCAAAATTAAGGTTTACTATTTAAAGTATAATAGCCTTATTTTATTTTCCTGCTCCCTTTTGAGCAATTTCTTTAGCTTTTAGTTTATTTTTCTCTTTGTCATCCTGTATTTGATGATCAATTAGTTTAGCTTGATTAGCAACTTGTGCTCTCTTAATTTCAGCATCCACTCCATATTTAGCAACTTCAAGCACATCAGGAGTGCCATCATTATCTTGGTCTTTATTAATATCAAATCCCATAGAAAGAATAGTTTGTTTCTGAATCTCAGTTTTTCTTCTTTCTTCTTCTTTAAGAGTAATCATGTCAGCTTCATGTGCCCATTCTTCTTTCTTAAACTCAAGTTCTTTTTGTTGGAAGTCTGCTTTAGCTTTTTCTTGTGCTTGTGCTTGAGCCTGTTCTCTATTACTTCTAAGTTCTTCAGAAACAAGTAAAGCTTCTTCAGCTTCTTGTATAGAATCTTGTTTAATAACTTTAAGGACATCAGATAATTCAATTTTTTGATTCTGCATTGCAGCATGAGCAAGTTGTTGAATAGTCTGTTTAATTTCTTCTGACATAGAAGAGTCTTCCATAAATAAACCTAATGTACTTTCATCAAGTAAGTTTATATCCATCTGTAACATCTCTATAGACATATCATCTAAGATATAAGTGATATTCTTTTTATCAGAGTTAGCATAAGCTACCTTAGCAATATCAAGTAATCCTTGAAGTACATTTCTTTTAATACAATTGTGTAAGTCAAAGTAAGGTTCAAGCATGTGAGAAGTCTGTACAAGATTCTGTTGGTTATTAGTAACTCTTTCAGATACAGAAGTCTGTCCAAGAACAGGATCTGTAATACCTACAGATTTACCACATTTTTGTTCTAGGTAATCTGCAAGTTGAATATATTTCTGAATATCAGAAGCCAATGAAAGGTCTAGAGTTTTAGCAATAGTATTTACATCACTTTGATTCATCCCCTCTTCATCAGGATTGTACCACATAAAAGGAGTACTTTCAAAGAAGTATTGCCACTTTTTAAGATCTATTCCAGAGTCAGTAGGAATAGCATTGATGTTCATTAAGATTTTTTTACCTTTGTCTGAAGCCAAGAGCAACTCTAATCTGTACATTACTATGTTATAGTAGTACTGATAAACTTTCATTCTATCCATTACAGAAGTAGGTTGAGAGTTTATGTTATCATAGATTGCACCATAATAAGGTAAATTACATTTATAGATATTATCCATATCTTTAAACTGTCCTGGAATTGGTCTCATTTCTTTGTAAATGTCAGCACCAATTTTATATCCTTCATATACTTCAGGAATCCATTCATACTTAATTTTTACATCTCCATTTTCTTTATCAAGTCTATAAGTTTCATCAACCATAAACTTAGTTTGGAGAACACCATCTTGATCTATATAATCTAACCAACCTATTTTTCTAAGTCCTTTAAATACACAATGCAATACCCTTACTGCATTTTTATCTTCATAGGTTAAGTATTCATCAAAATTAAATAAATTGTCATGTACTCTTTGAGTAATATGATGATTATAATTTCTCCAAAGAGTATCTATTTCTTTATCTGTAAGTTCAAAAGTCTGTACAATTTGTGAAGGGTGCATTCTGTACTCTGCTGCAGCCCATTCTCCTTGTTCAATGTAATCAAGGTCTGAAGCTTTATCACAAGAAAATCTAACAGGGTTTACAACTTTCATTGCTGGTTCTCCATTGATTATTCCTAACCAATATACTTCATAAGCTGAGATTAAACCATGTTTCCAACCATTATTAAATTTCTTTTTGACATCAAGTTTCTTAATTAAGTAATTAACAATTTGTTGCCCTTGTACTTCAGCAGGATCTCTATGGTCCCTTTTCATGTATGCTCTTACTTTATCAGGAGTTGCAGCTTCAATGTCAGCTTGCATTTTTTCTTGCATTTGTTGAGACTCTTGTTCAGTGAGCTCTCTTCCTTTCATTTGAGCCTGATACTCTTCTTCTTTTTGTTGTTTAATGGGAGCCATTATAGAGTTAACAACAAAGTCAGTTATTCTTTTAGTCTCTTCTTCTACTTTTCTATTTGATGCTTCTTTATTAGTGGCAATGACTCTATAACCAAAAGGTCTTTTCATTTCCATACCAATTAAAGCTTTTACTCTATAAGAACAAATATCTCTATTTGCCATTTGAGCTGGCATCTCTCCCTGGTCAGCCCCATAAGGACTAGCTACATAAGCAAAGTCAGAGAGGTCAATTATGTTATTAAATAAATCATAATTTACCCTCATTCTTTTATACTCATTAACCCCTCCATATCCAATAGATAAGAAGTTGGCTTTAGTATCATACATGTCAATCTTTTCTCTATACCAAAGAAAGTTATTATCTTCCTTTTCTCTTCTGCTAAGTCTCTCAGTAGAATATGACTTGGGTTGCGTAACTGGTTGATTCATTTGTTTAAAAGATAAGTATCCACAAAAGTAATAATTATTTTAATGACTGTAGAGCATTTCTACCATTATTTTTTGAGTACATAGTTCCCATCATATCTAAAAGTTGTTTTGCTTTAGCATTTCCTTTTGATTTTGGTTGGTATTCTTTTCCATGTAAGTCTTCTTGATCTTGAAACATAACTTGCATAAGTGCCATGACCCTATCAAAGTTTCCTTTTCTATTATAACTAATTAACTCTTCTAATAGTCCAATAGAATAAATTTGATCTAAAGCTCTAATAGGCATACCATCATCATCAAAGTCAAGAGTCTCTAACAACCAAGATTTAATATACTTTTCACCTGCATCTTTAAGTTGATCTATCATGTGACAACCATATAACCTATTTACTTTAGAATTCTTAACATTCTTCTTTATAACTTCATCAGGTTGATAAGCTAAATAGTGCAGTTGTTTTCTTCTTCTAAAGTAATCTTTAACATGGGTTACTTCATTCTCATGCATAATAGTAGTGTTGTATAACTCAGCAAATAATCTACAAATGTAGTTTACATCATCTGCTTCTCCAGGTCTACCTACATATTCTGCAACAATTATTCTTTTAGTTCTATCTCCTATAATTACACTCTTATAGACATAAACAGCAGCAAGAGAAGTACCTTGTGCCTGTCTGTAAGGGTCATAACCTATTTTGTAAGCATTTCTTTGAGGTACTTCAGCAGGATATTCATAGATAACAGGACACCCTTCTAGAGAAGTATTGTCAGGTTTCATTCTATAAATTACATTAGCTGAGCCATCAAGTATAGGTTCTGCTTTAACTTTTTTAGATTCATAATCATAGAATAGTTTAACAGGAGTTCCCATAATCATATGAAGATTCTTTGCTTTAACTATTTCTAATTGTCTCTTTAATTCAAGTACAGGAAAGTTATTTACACTGACCATACCAAAGGCTTCAAATGGGCCCAAAGGCTTCTCCTGCATTCTCTTCTGAATATCAGCAGATGTAGCACCATTATCTAATAAGATTTTTCTATTAGCAAGTTCTACTTGTTTAGCCCCTTCTCTATCAGAGTTGCCTTGTTCATCATAGTAACCTTCCATATTCCAAGTAATAGGGTGGAAGAATCCACACTTCATATCCTCAGAATCTTCATCCCAAATATTTTGAAATGGTAGCATACCAAATCTTAAAGGACTAGAGTGCATTTCAGAATAATCTGCAGTACCTCCTTCCATATCTCCTGATGTACCAAATACAGTAATCATACCTGTTTTAATATCTCCTGCCATAACACAATCCTGAGTAGCAGCATAAGAACTCTTAAGTAATCCAGGTGTACCAAAAGCTCCTGACTCTTCAAAGATTACATCTCTAGCATCTTTACCCCTGGCAGCATCTGCATTATCTTTAAAAGTAAGTGCCATTATCTCAGACATAAACCCAGTCTCAACCTTTACACCATTTCTGTATTCAATAGTAGAAGCTTTAACGTGGTCCATTTTATCTACAACATCCTTAGGATATACCCAAGCTGTATGAGCATTAATAAAGTTAAGGTAATTGGAAGCCATTGTATAGATACCTTTAGGGTAAAGGAATTTCTTTTCATAAGCAGCAAATATAGTAAGAGCTCTAGGATAACATAAGTAATTCTTAACAGCAATAGCTGCATTCTTATATGAGTATCCCTTTCTTCTAGACTTACCTACAATAAGATTGTATCCTCCTGTTAGGTATTCTTCATCAATTTTAACTTCAAGTTGAAGTCCTTTATATAGTTCAGATAAATTTTCAGACTCACTTAAAGGAATCCCTAATCCATCAACTATACCATTGAAAGCAATTTCTCTTGCCCAAAAATAATTATAATCTCCATCCCAGAAATCTGGGAAATCTGTAACTTTAGCTGACTTCTTTGCACTCATATCCTCTACTTTAAGGATAGGACAGAAGTTTAAATAGAAATAATGATCTCCAGTAATTTTTACACCACCTACAGAATAACCATTAATAATTCTATTCCTTTGTTCTTGCCAATAAGTGTACCAATCAGGAGAACCCCAAGGGTCTAGACAGTAGGTATTATACCTCTGAAACTTTCTAGCTTCTTCTCTAAACACTTCTGTGTTTATCCAAATCCCATCTGGGTTTCTGATTGCTCCTAATTTACTCATTTATTTTAAACTGTTTGGGTCTGCAAATGGACTTACTATTTTCTGTCCTTTCTTTTTAACTTCTTCAAATACCTCATTATCAACTTTTTCTCTAAGAGTATTTAAGTTTTCTAGTACTCTAGAAGTATCATTTAAAGCTGAGGTTATATCTTTAGGTTTAAAGATTGGTGCACCTGTTCTGAGATTAACATCATTCATACTGAATCCAATAAAGAACTGTTGCATCTTTTCAGCAGCTGATTTAGCAGCCATATAGTAATTATAAGTCACAGAAGCTTCAGCTTGAAACTCTTTAAGCTTAGCAATACCTCTAAGAAGTAAAGGATCATTTTGGTCCCACTCTGCCCTTGTGATTATATCTTTTATAATCTTATCAGGTCTCTGGTCTTCAGAGTATCCTGAGTAAGGATTAGATTTTTGAATAGATGCCATGAATTCAATATAAGAGAAGTCTTCTATAGCATATCTTTTATCTGCAGATTCATCTCTTTCCCATATCTCTTTGAATGGAGGTATAAGTAAAACTTGTGTTGTAGGAGAGACTACTTTGCTCTCTACTGTAAATAGTAAACTCATATAGTTTGTTGTTGAGGGTTAAGTAACTGTTTTAACTCTTCGTAAGTAAGTACACTAGCAAAGTTATCAGCTGCTGAATAGATTATACCATACTCAAAACCATCAGGTTCTTTAGCAATACCTATGGCATCTATCTTAAAGAAAGTCATTAGTCTTGTTTCACAATTAGTTACATGAGAAGTTAACCCCATTTTTTCTAGGTTATCAGTCTCATCTGTATTGAAGTAAATTTCTAATTCAATTGGTAGCATAGTTTATACTTTAAAGATTGCTATTGATCTGTTTAACCAGCCTTTTAAAAACTTTTTAAGTTTAATATTTACTCTTACAAGACTATTATAGGCTGTATTTCTAGCTAAGTATAAACACTCTTCAGTTACATGGAGCATTTTCTCCCTAGTTGCAGGTCCAATAATCCCATCTTGTGGGACTTTTGCACAACCTTGCATTATTTTGATTGCTCTAGCATTTCCCATGTTATAAGCAGTATCAAAGTACATAAGTCTTGCTTCAAGAGGAAGAATAAATGCATTTATTGCTCTATAATACTTAGTATAAGCAATAGCTGCAGCTTCTTCATAGGTAGTATCCTTAAAATCATCAAGATTTTTAAACATTTCTTTGTTATGATTATAGGCAATGCCCCAAAGAGTCCAACCTCCAGAATCTCCAGCAACATTGTGAAGACTTCCCCCTGCTTTAGGGTTTTTTACCCCTTCCCAAACCAAAGTTCTGTTAAAAATGTACTCTTTAAAGTACTCAAATTCTTTTTCTACTGTTGGATTAGCCTTAGCTAGTCTTATATAGTCTGCTATAGTGAGTTTATTTGCCATTATCTAATCCTTGTTGCTTTAATAGTTAATATTTCTGTTATCTGATCTTCATATATAATGTCAATCCTTTTTGTAACTGATTGGGCCCCTTGAACTTGCTCAGGGATATTAGTATTACTATAAGTAATTACTAACTCTTTAGTTTGTTCATCATACTTAGTTGCAGTACATCCACAATAAGGCACTATTGCTGTTATTGTAGGTATGCTTTCTAAAGACCTGAAGATTATTTTTTTAGGAGAACCTGCTTTTATTATCCCTAAATTAATTTCTGATTTTTCCCAGTGACTCATATCTTAAAATTTTTTATGGTGTGTTATTCTTAATTCAAAATCTCTTGACTTTCTTATATCCCAATACTTAAATTCAATATTATACTCTCTTTTGTAGATTAACCAATCAGTCTCATCCACCATTACAGGATAACATTTTGCATCACAAGTCTTGTTTGCCATTTGAAGTGCAGGAGTTGTGCAGCCACAGTGCACACATTCTCCATTACTATAACATTCCTTATTCATAACAAATAACCTATAATTAATTTGCTCGAATACATGTAAAGGAAGTAACCAATTAAACCTTTTACTAAAGAAAAGTTTCTCTCTTAAATGACCTTGAATATAAGCTTTGATGTTTTTATAATTAACTTTTGCTTTCATTTTCTATTTCTTTTCGTTTAATAGCTGACTCTAGTTGTTCTTTCTTTTTAAAATAATTTAAAGGGGCTATTCTTTGTTCCTTGAACATCTTAGCATAGACCTGTAAATGATAATTTAACTTCTTTGGATAAGATACAAATGTACCAAAAAATTGTAACCTTACATTAACAAATGTACCAGATTCAATTCCTTGCCTTACTTCAATAAAAGGAGCAGAGCAAATTTCAATACATTGTTCCTTTGTAAGATTGGGGTACTTCCCTCTTATAGACTGATAGTACTCTTCAATTAAATCGGCATTTAATAACCTCATTACTCTTGTACTATTTTAAATTGATAGAACTGTTGTTTCTCTTCAGGAAGGAGTATACCAGCAACCTGGATAATTCCTCCTAAATCTTCTCTGATTGCACCTTTACTCTTAAGAGAAGAAAGATGATTAGATAATCCACCATCTGACATAGAAAGTATGCTTTTTACTTCCTTTCTAAATGTAGTTCCAAACCTATCCTTCTCAGCAAGTTCCCCTTTAAATGACATAAATGTACCAAGAACTTCTCTTTCCTTTGGAGTAAGTTCTATTGGTAAAAAGGGATTAATAATGCTTAAGTGATAGATATAATATTGGGCATCTTTTAACCCAACAATTCCTTTTTGTATTATCTTCATATTTTATTTTTTATGGACAACATTGTGTGTAGAAAAAACTTAAAGCAGTCTCCTCACCATTACCCATGGCAAAAGTTAAGTCATTAATAACGCAAGGAGCACTTAAATTTGTACCTGTTAATAAATAATTTCTAACTCCAATAGTTCCTTGATTCCCAAACCCATTATCTTGAGTATTTCTCATTTGAATTAAGTTATTAATACGAAGTAAAGCGGGGTCAAACCTATAAATTACCATACCAACTAAAGGACAAGCAAAATCAGAAGCACTAATAGTTAAAGCAGGATTTTCACTAGCTATAAATACAGAACCAACTTGAGACATAGCAGATAAATCTACTGCCCCAATATAATAACCATTCAAATAAATATCAAAGTTATCATCCGTAATACTATTCTCATTACAAATCTGTAACACTACTACTCTATCAGAACAAATAGGAGGGACAGGAATATCTTCATTTTCTACAATAAAAGCAACTTCACTTCCTACAGGCACAGGATTACCTTCATCATCTAGTAACCTTACTGTATAATCCCCTAGTCCAGGATATACACTTTCAGATTCTGTAGTCCATCCTTGAGTCAATGTATTAAGTGTCTCAGGGGTTACAGTACTAGGATCAGTTCCACCTTCTACCCAATCTACAACCTGACTTGCATAAGCCTTACTAATATACAAATTCCTTAATTCATTACCTGACATTACAACATAATTAGGATCAATTATATTGTCTTGAGTTATGAAACTTGCTTGTATATTGTAACTTCCTTGATCTTCTGCCATAACATATTATTTTAAATTAGTTAATCTATTTACTTCATTAATCTGATCATTGTCAATTACATCTTGTCTGTTCAATACTCCTAACATAAGATACCTATGTACATTAGAGTGAATGCCATGAATAGCTTTGGCTTCTGCAGAGTCAGAGTATCTCATAGGAATCAGATAATATTTACCATCATATCTCTTCCTAACTAAAGTACTAAACTCAATACCATTGTCTGTGACTTCTCTCCTTACAATAGGATATAAAGGGTAACTATTCTTAAGGCTTTCTGGAGTCTCTTCCTTTAATTCTTTAGCTCTTTGAGATAGAGTCTTTGCCATAGTGTTCAGATTAATATTTAGCAAAGTTAATAATAATATTTAATACTAGGGTATTTTGGTTATAAAAATTTTTTAAAATTTTAGAGTAGGGTTTAAATTTGGTAATTTATGAAAGTGTGATCCTCCCTAGATCAAGACCCCCACCAAGATTTAGGATTACAGGGCCCCCCTAGGGCTAAATAGAACTAAAGTATTTCCTGCCCTATATTTATATAGAAAAAGGAGAGCAATCTTACTGACTTAGGTTTACCTAGTCTTGTGAGTCTACTGAGAGTTTTATGTCTTGTTGTTCTTTGTCTGTGTCCTGCTGGGCTCAGGCTTGGGTGTCTGTTGACTTGTGTTAGTATATATAATGTAATGTTATGTATCAAAACAATAGCAACTTTGACTTGGTGCTACGCACCAAAACCCTCACTGATTATGAGTATTAATTTAATTCAACAGTCTAATTGCAAGGACATTAAATACGTGCTCAACAAACACCATGGCAACAATTGCTGAGATTAAAGTAAGATTGAACTATTCAGTATTAAACCTGAACACTGCTCTTGACAAGGACAATCAACCTACAGAGTGGATGAGACATTGGGACAATGATAACAGAATAGCTGTATCATTACACAAAGACACATTAGCCAAGATTAAGGCTAACAACATGATGTCTAATCTAGTGCTTCAAACAGAAGAGAAAACTGGAGCTCAAGGTGGCTATACAGCTATACGCATAGTTGCTGTAGCTGAGGCTGAAGCAACATTGTAGATCAACATTAAGGAACAACATTAGTAGAGCAATCTACTGGTGTTGTTCTCTTTTTTTCTGTCTTTGAGGTGAAGTAGACTGAGAAATGATTTCTTTTTTCAAAACCCTAGGTGAAGTAGAGGGAGAAATGGTAGAGTAAAGATATGTCTCTTTAAAAGAAAATCCCTTGCTCAAAACCCTCACTAAATTGGAGTATTAATCCATTAAATTAAATAGAATATGGCAAACTTGTCAGAGATTAAAAGAACATTAGGTTATGATATGCTTAACCTAAACACAGTGGTTACAGAAAGTGGTGAACAAACTCCTTGGTTTAAACAATGGGATAATGACTCCAGAATAGCTGTGCTTGTACATAAGGATACATTTGCCAGAATTAAGGCAAATCCTGAACTAAGCTCATTAGGCTTAAATGTTCAGACTAAACAAGGTGCACAAGGTGAGTATACTGCTAAAACTATCTGTATTTATACTGAAGCAGAGCAAACTTTGTAGGCTAACTTGCTGATTAATTTGCAATTAAAGATGTAGGTGAAAACCCATACACCTTTAATTGCATCTTATTTCAAAACTCAAATTAACTATCATACATTTTAATAGCCTTATTTTTAAAACATAGGGAGTACTTCATCCTCATATATCCTGTCAAT